CACCACTTTTTCATTACTAGGATAGTTCCCAAATAATAAAATGAGGGAACACAACAATAAAATTATTTTACGGTTATGCTCCCGTGTAGCACTAAACGGTCAATGAAGGGAAAAACTAGACCGTTCGCATTACTTATACCTTATATATGGAAAAACAAAAATATTTCAAGTATAATTTTCGAACAAATATACGCTAAAAAATTCTTTTTATTGGTTTAGGTTTTGATAAACTACCTCTGCCCATTATAATTTCACTACCATACATACAAACAGAATCAATTCCGTCATCATGTACGTTTGGTTTATCGAATGAATATTTTGTAATATTATCCATCATTCTACCTATATCAGTATTAGGCCTTACAGTTGATTTATCAGGAAATACAACTTGTTTTTGTATAATCCCCCTATTATTCTTGATACGTTCCTCTTTTTTTACCGTATTATACTTTTCAATGATAGTACACCAATAAATCCCTCTTGCATGTAATTTATCTTCTAATAATCTTTTCAATGAAGTATCAATATTATTTTCTATTACAAGTGTTGTAATTTTATTTTCGATTATTTTTTCTATAATTTCATCATATAAATCATCCATTGGTTTTTGCTTATAAATTGCGTCAATTAAATAGTGATTACCATTATTATCATTTTTAAATATAGGCATTGATACGTTGTCTTTTCCTTTTCTTGCTGTATCTAATGTAGCCATTGAATTTGGCGTTAAATTAGTTGGTTTATCTATATAAGTTCTAATACATTCCCAAGCAAATTCTCTTCCAGTAGGTGCTATTGGTTGTTGTTGATATACACAACTAAAAAGAAAAGGATCTGTATTCTGTTCTATCTGTTCAGCAATTTCTTGAGGATACACTTCAGGACATGTTGTTTTGTGGTTTTCGTCTAGCATAGGTACACGAATAACAATAGTCGATTTATCTTCACTTTGCATGACAAATTTGTCATTGGTAGGTTGTAATGGCGATACCTTATTTCTATCTTCAATAACTCTATTAAGTATGTCTTCAGGAGTCCATTGTGTCCCTACAAATATAAATTTACACTTTTGCCCATCACGTCTATTCCACCATTCAGTTAACCATTTATCATATATTCCTTTATGAGTGCTTTCGCTATTTGCTTCTTCTGCACCTTTTGTCATATCGTCAAATATAATAGCAAAAGAAGCTCTTTCTCCTGTTGTTGAACCACTACGAGTACGAGCAATGTGATTTGACTTAGGAACATTTGCGTTTTTTATTTTCCAATCGGATTCTCTTTCAACTTCAAAAGGTTTTCCTTTATATAATCTAAATAATGAAAATATTTCAGCAAATTCGGGGCTAGATATTATTCCTTTGACAGTTCTACTAAAACCTAAAACCAATTCATCAGAATAAGACATTCTTATTACTGAATTATTTATACTTAAACCATATCCCCATGCGGTAAATAACGTTGCTAAATAACTTTTACCCATAGATGGTGCATAAGAAACAATTATATATAGTAAATCATCATCAAATGCTATTCTGTTTAAAGCATTTACATATGGTTTTAATACCTCTCTACGATTAGCTAATACCTTTTTGGGTTGATTCCATTCGATATAGTCTACAAAACACTCAAAATCCCTTTGTGCACAAAAACAATATATTTTTTTATAATAATCAAAAAAGAGAGCCATATTGTCTATATTGCTCCCTTCAATTAATTTTTCTAGTATTGGAATTAATTTGTGTTTTGCTACATTAACACTTTTTAATTCGTCTTCTTTAAACCAACTTTCTAATATTGATAGCGCTGAACCACACCATTTCAATTTCTCTTGTTGGCCTAACTTTTTTGTTTTTAATGCTGATAATATATCATTAAAAGTATTTTCGAGTGTAGTTTGTTTTTCTTCTTTTTTTATTGCAATTTTATCGCCTATTTTATAACTCATTCTTTCACTCTTTCTATCCCTAGAAAAAGTGCTACACTTTTATTTTTATTTTTCGTTTTGTTGCTGTATTTTATTTGCTATTGTTTTTCCATCAACATTGATATTTAAATTTAGTTTTGCCTTTGTAGGTTCATCATTGTTTTCAGAAATATTATTTTTGTTGTTATCAGCTTGTTCGTCATTTATGTCATCGTTTTTCTTATTTTTCTCATTATTAGGTGTTTCATCATCATTTGTTTCAATATTATCACAATATTCTTTTTCCTCTTTTTTTGTTGCTTTTTTTACTAAACCTTTTTTAATTCTTTCTTCTGCTATTTCATCATCACATTCAAAGATTTCTCCAAATACTCTTTTTGTTCTTGTTTGTACATCTCTAAAATAATCATGTTTTTCGTCTTTAAATATTGCTTTTACTATCATTATTAATTACCTCTTTCTATCTTGAAATTGCTAAAATCTATTACCAATTTATCTATATTTAATTCTAATGCTTTGCGATATTGTTCTTGTATATAATCAAATGCTTCTCTACATTCTTCACCAGTTTCAAAAGACTTTAATATATGCCCTTCTGCAGTTAAAATTAATGTTTCTAAATCCAAATCAAAGAAATATTCTTTATCTACATTGAATTTTTTCTTGTATTTTTCAAAAACCTTATCTGTTAACGATTGTTTTTGTTCTTCTAATCTACCTAAATCAAATGGTTTCATTTTGAATTCGCTTGCCAATTCTTCAATTGATAAACCAGCGTCCTCTCTTAATTTTTTTGCTTGTTCTCCGTAAATTAGTTCAGGTTGTCTTTTTCCTATCCCTAATAATTTTGTTGAACCAAATAATGTGTTCTTTTCATCCTTAAATATTATTTCCATTTATATTCCTTCTTTCTATACTAAATTTATTTTTTCTATTTCAGCTCTGATTTCTAAAATTTTCAAATAGTTTCCCATATGTTTTGCCTGTTCTTCTAGCCAATACATAGGACAACTAGGTATAAAATCTAGTGTTCCAGCGTGATATTTAATTATAAGGTTGTGTAGTTTTATATATCGTTCTTTTAATTGCATATATTCAATTTTAAATCTGTCTTTGTAATCCATAAATACCTTCTTTCTATTTTTCAATCATATAACATTTATTTGCACTTAATAAATAAGTTTTGCCATTACTTTTTACTTGCAATTGTTCTCCTTCGTAATCGGTCCATTTATCAATTTCTAATTCAAATTTATCTCCGTCATAGTTGCAAATTATCTCATCATATTCATAATCAAAATCAAAAATTTGTTTATTACAACCTGTTAAACTAAATATCATAATTAATCCAATTATAATCAATAAAATCATTTCTAAAACAGTTTTATTCATAATTACTTTTTTCATAGTATTATTCACCACCATTCCTATTTAATTTCGTTTATTTTTTTTATTATTTCTTTTAATTCTTTTTGTGATTCTTTAGTTAATGGTTCTTTTACCATGTCAACTAGGGTTCCCTGTTTTAACCCTAGTGCTTTTTCATATTTAGCAAGTATCTTAGGCCTGAAATTCCAATATCCATTTAAATAATTTGTTATATTCTGTGGGCTTGTCCTAACATCACCTAATTGTGTTTCTATTTTATTCAATTCTTCACACAATTTAACATTAGTCCATTTTTTCTTCTTTAAGATAAGCTTTATATATTCATTAACATTTAACATTCTATTGTTTCAACTACTTCCAAAACATTATATTTAAAATCAATCCTAATCCAACTAGATTCAAAACTCGCTTTTGCTTTTTTCTCACTAGAATAAGTTTTAATAGGAGTATCTCCTACCTCATTTATTTTTTTGAAATGATACATTCGAGCTAAACCACAAAATATTTCCGTATTATTATTTCTTGTAATTACATATCTTCGCCTTTGTATTTTCATTCATTACAACTCCTTAATACTTTTATTGTTCTAAACTTTCCAGGTACGGTAGATATATATTTTTTTCTTTCTAATTCAAACAATTTACTTTGAATTGTTCCAGGAGAACTGTTGCCTAGCATTTTTCCTAGTTCCCTTACAGTTGGGGAATAACCATTTTCGTTTATAAACCATTCTATTGCTTGCAGTAATTCTTTTTGTTTAGTCGTTAACATACTCGTCTCCGTCTATATTCAAAACCCAAAATAATGTTTCAAGTTCATTTTTTTGTTTTATTTTATTTTTTTTTATATATTCTATACGTTCTGATATTTCTTCACGTGTTTTCATTGACTTATTTTGCTGATAATAATTAAATAACGCTTTATATTGTTGATATACGCTATAAAGATCATATAAATTATCTTTTATCTCAGTATTTCTCATGTATCCCACTCCTCACATTCATTTTGCCAATTAGAAGATTTGAATTCATTATATAATGTTCTATATATTCTTCTACCCCTCATACATACCCACGGATTTACAACCAAATATGTTGTATTTTCTTTTACATTTTTTACTTTATGAATAACATCATCCTCAACCAATCCTTTTAATTGTCTTTTAGCAGTAGATTCACTAATTTTACATATATTAGCAATATCTTTTAACTTTATAAATCTACCATTTCTATAAGATAAAATATTATCCATATAACCTAAATAATAAACTAATTGATTGATTATAGGGTACTTAATTGATATTTCAGACCATGCAACAGGATTAATCTTGATAAAATGATATTTAATATCTGTAGTATCTTGTAAATATTCTAATGCACCTTTTCGAAGAACTTTATCGCCCTTATTTAGTTTTACATATGAATATTGATTTTCTAATGTATCATATATTGTTCCTGATTCATCAACTACGTATAATTCCTTATTCACATAATCACACCTATTCACTAGCTTTAAAATTATATATAGGTTTTATAATTTTTACTATATCTACAGTATCTTTGATATTATCTATAATTTCTTGCATAGGTTTATATACAAATGGTGCTTCATCTATTGTTTTTTCATTAACAGAAGTCGTATAAATACCATTCATACTGTCTTGAAATTCTTTTAAATTAAAAGTTTCTTTAGCTTTCATTCTTGACATTATTCTACCTGCTCCATGTGGTGCAGATTGATTCCAGTCATCATTACCTTTACCAATACCTATAATGCAACCATCTTTCATATTCATAGGTATTAATACTTTTTCACCCTTTCGTGCCGAAATTGCACCTTTTCGAACTATATTATCTTCAAATGATATATAGTTATGAATTGTGTCAAATACTTCATTC